TTAAATGGTTAAGTCCATTTGTTGAGAAGCCTCACCATTCGCCGTGGTTGAGGTTTTTCTTTTAATCTTTCCCTTCCCCTCAAGAGCCTGAATAACCCTTTCTGCATAATCACCTTCAAGAACAACTTTCGTTGGCTTCTCACTGATATTTACAGAGTCAGGGGGTAATCCGAACTTGCTCACCAACTGGCAAGCTAAATCGAATATTCTGGCTTTATCTCGACTGGATTTTGATGGGTGTATTCCTAGCGCCTTAGCGAGTCCGTTATTACCGACTGAATACATTTGTTGAATGTAAAACGTCATCAATTCGTTTGATGAGCACTCTACTTTGATATTTTTTGCATTTTCCATAGTCTATAGTCCTTTTAGATGCAGTTAGTCCGTTTCTCACGATCCTGTGAGTTGAGTGTGCACACGATGCATGTGCGGGTTGATTGTTAAAGAGCGATGGTGTTACCAGTATTGTTTTCCTAAATCCCATAAGTGCGGTAAGTCTGGGCGTATGTCTTTCCCTTTAACTTGACCATTTGTAGCCTTAACAATTAATGGGATATGTTCAGGCGATACTTTTGCCTTGTTATGTAGCCACTTAAAAACTGCTTGCTGTGTTATGCCACATGCTTCACCTAGTTTTTTTTGTGTCCCTACAATATCAATGGCGGTTTTAATTGCTTCGTTCATAAAAAAACCTCCGTTGTTTATTTTTATATAATAAAACCTTAGTTGTTTTTAATCAACAACTATATTTGTTTGAATGCCAACAACTGCGGTTGTATATTTAAGACTATGAAAACTACTCTTGCACAACGATTAAAAAAGGCTCGTAAATTGTCGGGCTTATCTCAAAAAGAACTAGGCGAGGCAGTTGGTATATCACAGGCTGCAATTCAAAAGATTGAGGTTGGAAATGCACAAAATTCAACGAAATTAATAGAAATAGCTAAAGTTTTGAGAGTCTCTCCTGAATGGCTGTCGTCTGGTAATGGCGAAGAGCCAACTATTCCTGTTATCCATAGCTCGGAAGTCAGCAACATAAGTACTGATACGCACTCGAATGAAGTGGGTGGTATTAGTAATGCTTATAAGGTTGAAATACTAGACGTAGAAGCGAGTGCAGGTGCTGGCGTGATGGTTATCGATGATTTTATAGAGACTATCACGGCTATTGAGTATTCAGCGGATGAAGCAAAAAGATTATTCGGTGGAAGACCTTCAAATACGATAAAGATGATCACTGTAAAAGGTGATTCGATGGCTGAAACGTTCGAACCCAGGGATCAGATATTCGTAGATATAACCACAAACTTTTTTGATGGTGACGGGATTTATGTGTTCGTATTGGATAACCAGCTCTACATAAAGCGATTGCAGAAACAGTATAAGCGCCTAGCAGTTATATCTGACAACCCTAGATATGAAACTTGGTATCTAGACGAAGATGCTATTAATGGGCTTTATATATGCGCTAAGGTGCTAGTTAGCCAATCTATTACCTATAAGTTCCACGGCTAACACAATGGCCTGACGACACGTTTTAGGGTGTGGTTGACAAAATCAACCTACATATATTTTATGTTTCCGTATGAAATTTCATTCAGATAAAGGATTTATATATGTCTTCTTATTTTGATGTAGCGGTTAATATTGAAGGTAATAAAAAATTAAGAACACCACAAATTGAAGCATATATTAAAATAAAAGAGTTCTTTAGTGATCCAAATAATAAAGAAGCATTGGTTGTATTACCCACAGGGACGGGGAAAAGTGGTTTAATATCAATAGCCCCATACGGGGTTGCAAAAAAAAGAGTTCTTATCATAACTCCAGGGCTAGTCACGAAAGACAGTATAAGAAAAACACAAGAAGTACTAAATGATAATTTCTGGATAAACTTTGATGTCATGTTTAGCAGTAAAGACATCCCTGTCGTTAATGAGTATGTTAATAACATATCAGATGAACATCTTAATAAAAGCCAAATAATCTATACGAACATACATAAAATATCAGGAAGTAAAAAAGGTGGACTAATAAATAGAGTTAATCCTGACTTTTTTGATTTAATCATAATTGATGAGGCACACCATTCCCCAGCCCAAAGCTGGAAAGAAGCGATAAATTATTTCTCATCAGCTAAAATATTACATGTTACAGGCACCCCTTTTAGGGGAGATAATAAAGAAGTACCTGGTGAAAAAATACATGAGACACCACTATCTGAAGTCATGAGAGATAGATATGTAAAATGGCTAAGAAAAGAAACCGTTAATGCTAATGAACTTTTCTTCTATACCCCTGATTCACCTGATGTTAGATTAACCAAAGATGAAGTTCTAGCTCTGAAAGATCGAGAATGGCTAGAAAAAAGTATTGCTCTTTCTCCTCAATGTTCCCTAGATGTGATAAATCACAGTATTCTTAGACTTAGAGAACTGAAACAAACATCACCAAACGTACCACATAAAATACTGGCTGTGGGTTGTAGCATATCTCATGCAGAAGATTTACTCACTTGGTACGAACAACAAGGATTAAAATCAGTAATTATTCATAGTGAAATGGATGATGATGATCGTGATGATGCATTTCGTAGGATTGAGCATAATGACTGTGATGTCGTCATTTCAGTCAATATGCTAATGGAAGGATATGATCATAAATATCTAAGTATATTATCAATATTTCGACCATACAGAAGTTTAAATGCTTTTGCACAAGTTGTAGGTAGGATTTTAAGAGCAATACCTGAAAATGAAATCACCAGCTTTGAAATAGATAATAATGGCTTAGTAATATTCCATGATGAAATCGGTTTAAACGGTATGTGGGAGTCTTTCCAACGAGAAACTGACCGAGCTAAAAAAGCGTTAGTGCGTGAATACTCATTTACTGACAGAGACTATAATGAAAAAGAAAATACATTAGCAGGAATTGAAAGTGGTGAAGTCATAATTAGCTCCACAGAATCGTATTTAAAAGATATTGATTTTAATGCAATCTTTGAACAAAAAAGAGCAGAAATAAGTCAATCAGTATCAGATGATATAAACAAAATAAAATTATCTGGTATTAACCTCTCCGAAGATGCATTAGAAGGACTAAGAAAGACATTAGCAGAGCAAGCAACAAGAAAAATTGCCGATGACATCATAGATCCCGAACTAATAGAAAAGCGTCCTCATCAAGCAAGGCTTCAAATGAGAGATATCTTAAAGAAACGAACTCAGGAAGCTGTTGCTAATATATTGTTTGACAATGATATTAATGAGAAAGGCTCTGAATTATATAAGTTATTCAGTAGACACATGAAACATCTTAAACCAACAGATCCAAATGATGGTATACTAGTAAGATTTATCAACACAAAGCTATCAATAGCTTATAACCCTGTTGATAAAAGAGATAATCAAACATTACTACGTTCAATTAAAGCACTTGATAACGTGGTTGCCGAAGTCGAAAGGATGATTAAAAAAAATGCTGTGTAAAATCAAAAATAATGAATTTGTTGACAAACTAGTTGCATTTAGCCTAATGAAAGGCGTTCAACCTGAAGATCTGGTTACTGCTATTTTTGAAAAAGAATATACTAGTATAGATGTATTAAAACAAAATGATGAAGTTTATGTTATTGTTTCTTACAAAGAACATTTGGAAGAAGATGTAGGATTCAATATTATATCGACACGATATACTTACAACTTAGATAGCCAGCTTCAGCGTGTAGAGCAAAAAATTAATAATACGAAATATAAAACACAGTGGGATAGGATTTCTAAACTAAAGGAACTAATTTCATTAGCATGCACCAATGTTGGCTCTAGTCATGATCTATCTACCATTTTAGATGAATTACTCCCTAATACTATCTACAAATCAATTACTCCTTATTTAAAATTAGTCAGTTAACTATCTCAGGCCCTCCCCGCGAGGGCTTTTTTGTGCCCCCTCCCCTCCAAAGAAGTGATCTGAGTTCCAATCTGAGATTTATTTGAAAATAAATTACCAACAAAAACAACCAAATAAAACCAAACTAATATAAAAACACAACTACAAACAACTTTGGTTGTTGACAATAAAACAACTATAGTTTTAAATATAACTCATCAAAGGCAAGCAACATGAAATACAGCCTAATGTTCTTTAATAATTTGGAAAGTCGGAACAGCATACCTACCCTGTTTAGACCCTTACGCAAAAATGCGACGTATCACTAGGCACGATCTGGTTAGTGAGAATGTTACTACTGCACGAGAGTGATTACAGATAGGAATAGGCAACACTGGCAGATGTTAGGTATGTAAGCGCAAGAATACTAATTATAGGTCATTCAATGAGTGATCTATGGTGAGTAAACAGGAGGACAGTATGAACTCTAAGAAACGACAGGAAAGTCGACGTGAAGCATGGATTGCCGAGCGTAGAAATAAGCCTCATACGGCATATAACGGCACGGACTGCCCGATAGCTAACTTGGTACTAATACTCAAGTCAGCACCAGATGCACGCAAAACATTAAAACTGAAAAAACAGCCGAGCAGTGAGTTCGGGGTTACGGCGAGATAAATAGGAGAAGTAAGATGAAATTTGAAGATTTAACAGAAGCGTCTCAAGAATCGGCTCGTGCGGTTCTATCAGCCATGCTAGTTGATAGTTATCGACGCAATTTTAAATTAACTCGTGATGATATTTTAGAATTAGGTCATAGAGTTAGAAGGGCATTTGTTACCTTGGAGAGTGAAGAACCAAAACCTGAAATGTGTGGTAGTGGTTCTATTGGTTGTGACTTTAGTAGTAAACAAGCCCCGTCCATCTAATTCTTTCAGTTTCAGTTACAAGAACTTTAGCATTAGCTCTAACTGATTGGGCTACTTGGAAGGCTGTGCTACTTACAGCTTCAATATCATAATCTCCATTGCAGTAATATTCAGCATCAGGGAGATCGTATACTACACCATTATCACCAGTTATTTGCTTTGAAAATCCGTAGCCTTCCATTAAATCATATAGAGCCTGATAGTCTGAATAATTAGCATCAGGTAATTCTACTCTCACTATAAACATAGCCATTTAAATCATTCCTTATATTGACTGTGGAATAACCAATATATCAATTTTCCTTGACTGTGGAAAGTGAGGAACCACCTCGCCTGACGTGGTTAAAAGCAGGCGCAGTTAACTAATTACAGTCCATTCTGTGGACTTTGGTGAGTTGATTAATAGATAGGAGATAGAGATATGTGTGATTGCTTTACGAAATTAGGCGATGACATGGAAAGTCGCATTAAAGCGAAACTACCAGAAGGTGCAAGCCTACAGTCTTCTGGCTGGAAACAATCAGGATTATTTATGTCTGGCGGCGTCATGTCAGTTAATTATTTCATTGAATACAACGCCAGTTATCAAGAAATCAAAAAGGACGGCACGCCGAAAGCCCGCCTAACAAAGCAGGATTTCCCTGTTACGTTCTCATTCTGTCCTTTCTGTGGCGTGAAATGCGAAACCAAATAGCATCGTGTTTAGTTAATAACGGAGGGAGTATGACAGATAAAACAATGGAATTTAAAGGAACGCCTGCGCCTTGGAAATATACAGTAAGAAACGCCAATGAGATAATGACAACTTTTCACGGCGTGACAATTGGTGATGTTTATTTAGATATCACAACAGCCAATCAGAAGGCAGACGCCCATCTAATCGCAACAGCACCAGAGTTATTAGAACAGTTAATCAGACTTCGCAATAAAATTGCAAGCTATAAACCAGATGATGACGATGATTTAGACATCGTTGACGCAGTAATCGCAAAAGCCCTCGGTTAGCAGTAACCACCGCACCAACACCAGATAACCACCCTATCGCTCACCTAGCGAGGTAACAATGAAAACTAACTATTACAGCGCTATGCGTGATTGCATGGCGGTGCGCATCACTACGCCTTTTTTACAACTCGCACGTCAAGCGGCAAGGATAGCCGTCTCAACTAATAACAAGGATGTCTGGCGGTTGGCGAGTCAACTACAGAAGATGGCTTACGGGAGGAAAATATGTCACTGACTATACGTTACACCTATGCAGATATGACCAGTAGGAACAGAAATAATGGCACGGAAATAGCCTTTCAGAATCTTAACGATGTCCGCATTGAAACAGAATCATTCAGGGAACTTACTCAGTATTACCAACCTGAGCCGTCAGAAGTCGTTGATTACATCATTAATCAGTATGACGAAAAGTCACTCGCAGCAGCTATTCATCTCTCAGGACGAGGGAAAGTAGTCGCGAAGATACTCAATGAGTTGTATTTCAGGAGGGTTGCGTGACTCAGGTTCTAGATATGTGCTGTGGTAGTCGCATGTTCTGGTTTGACAAGGAAGATAATCGGGCAATTTACAGCGACATCCGCGCAGAGAAACATACTTTATGTGATGGCAGGAAGTTAAATATCACACCAGACATTATCGCTGATTTTAAAAACCTCCCCTTCTCTGACGGCTCGTTTTATCAAGTTATATTCGACCCGCCTCATTTAATTAGAGTTGGCCACAACGCATGGATGTTTAAAAAGTACGGACGATTAAATAAAGAATCATGGAAAGACGATTTATCAAAAGGATTTAGTGAAGCATTTAGAGTGTTGAAGCCAAACGGAACATTGGCTTTCAAGTGGAATGAAACGCAAATACCTACAAAGCAAGTTTTAGCGCTAACCGACCAAAAGCCAACAATAGTCCAGCGTGTCGGCAAGAACGATAAAACGCATTGGGTGCTGTTTATTAAGGAGGCGTGATGAGCAACTCAAAACAATGGTTAGAAGAATTACGCAGGAAGCGTAAAGAATCGCAGGAACGCGAACACGATGAATTTATGTATCAAACGGAAGTGTTAGGACAACAAGGATTGTCGATACCAACAAAGGATTTTTCAGGAGATTTTCAATGAACGTTTCTAACTCATACCCTACCGATAAATACCCTCGCCTAACATCACCATCACTAGCAAAAAACAGAGAGGAAGCTCTGGCTCAAGCTATTGCAATGATTGAGGGGTGCTTGCCAAATACGAGCGTGAAGGAGAGAGAAAAGCGACTAGCAATGGAACTGCTACACATGAACTTGGACGCATCGAAAAATCACCCACCCATTCCTCCACATATTCAGGCGTTACGTGATGCAGAAAGGGATTCTGTACCAAGTAATAAATCTGAAGTCGATTACTACGGAAGCGATCGGCGTCAAGGTCAATATTTAGGGGATTAATATGACATACCGAGTAGTAGATACAGAAACTTGTGATTTTGACAGCGGAATAGTTGAGATTGCAAGTATCGACATTAACAACAATGAAATTGATTACACGTCTCAGAAGTCACACTTTGTAAACCCACAGAAACCAATCTCAATAAGCGCAATGACAATCCATCACATCACCGATGAAATGATTGCTGATTCTCCACTTATTGATGACGTTATCGGTAATTACAAAGGATCTGATTACCTAGTTGCACATAATGCCGAGTTCGATAAGCGAATGATGCCGGAAATGGATGCTCCGTTTATTTGTACGTTAAAGCTGGCAAGGCGCTTATATCCAGAGTTAGAGAGCCACAGCAATCAATATCTACGTTACGCACTAAAGCTGAATGTTCATGTGCCAGATGGATTACACGCACACAGAGCGCTATATGACTGCATTGTTACAGCATCATTGTTTAAACGAATCAAGGACGATTCAGGGTGGTCAGATAAGGAAATGTTAGAAATAACTAATCAGCCATCACTATTAAATAAGTTGCGTTTCGGCAAGTACAAAGGAATGAAATTTGCCGAAGTTAAGAAAGAAAATGCAGGGTATTTAACTTGGTTGCTAGGACAACCTGATTTAGACCCTGATGTTGAGTTTAGTGTTAATTACTGGTTATCGAGGTAACTAATTATGGGAACAGCAACGTTAATTATTGGTGAGTCTGGCACAGGGAAAAGTGCCAGTCTACGCAATATAAAACCAGAAGAAACATTATTAATTCAGACGGTAAGGAAGCCGTTGCCGTTTCGTTCAAATGCATGGAAACCATGGAACAAGGAAGATCCTAAAACATCAATATTTGTATGCGATAGATGGGAATTAATAACAGCATTTATTTCAAAAGCTAGTGAATACGATAAGAAGATAATCATTATTGACGATTTTCAATACTTAATGGCTAACGAATTTATGCGTCGTTCTGACGAAAAATCCTTTGATAAGTTCACAGAAATAGGCGCTCACACATGGAATGTGATTAACGCATCTATCAGTGGCACACCTGATGATGTGCGAGTTTACTTTTTAGCTCATACCGAAGAAACGCAAATGGGAAAGGTAAAAATGAAAACCATCGGCAGGATGCTAGATGAAAAAATAACCGTGGAAGGAATGTTTACTATCGTGCTTAAAACACTGGTCAAGGATGGTCAGTACCTATTCTCAACACAGAATAGCGGTAACGATACGGTTAAATCACCAATGGGGATGTTTGAATCCCACGAAATAGAAAACGACTTAAACGCAGTTGATAATGCAATTTGCGAATATTACGAAATTGAAAAAACTAAAGAAATGGAGAATATAGCATGAATGGGAATGTGATTTTTACATACAATCAAGATGATGCCTTAGCTGCTGGACAAGGTGGTTTTATCAATGAGTCTGGTGCTTATATTATTACTATCTCAGAAGCAAAGTTAGGTATGTCAGAAAGCGGGGCTAGATTTATTGAATTTTCAGGCGAGGAAGATGATGGACGAAAGGTTAATTATCTTAGTATCTACAGCACAAAGAGAGATGGGGAAGTAAATAAATTTGGTCATAACCTAATTAATGCAATTATGGGTTGCTCTGGAGTACAGCAATTAACTCAAGTTAAAGTGGGAGAAAATCATTTTATTGCACCAGAATTTAGCGGTAAACGTGTAGGGCTTGTTTTGCAAAAAGTATTAAAAACAAAAACAAACGGTAATGAAACATATAGCTTTGATATAAAAATTCCATTCTTTGCTGACACTCGCCAAACGTTAGCAGAAATGATTGATAATGCACCTGCTGTGACCATCGACAAAATTCTTGCCTCATTAAAAGATAAGGATGAGCGCAGACAGCAATCACAATCAAATCAGGGCTACGGATATCCACAATCTACTGATGATGATGCGCCATTCTGATTAAAATCGTTCAATCACCCCCTACCCACGCCACGCTATTTATGTGATTTAACCAAAGGATATAACCATGAAAAGTTTACACGGTCGTTGCATTCAGAGATGGAAGCAACGATTCAAGAGTGTTTGTGACTCCAAGGTTTCACCTTATTTCAGAAAACGCGACTTAAAGGGGTTTTGTCGTGAATGTGGCGTCATTACTGCTGACATGATGATTTTAAATATGGCAGAGGGTAATGCTCACGTTGATTTTGATGGTAAACGCCATGGATGGTCGCCTGAATTTTCAAAGTTCTTTGACGAGAACCGAGAAAAATACATGACCGAGGCGCGTTTATTTCTCAATGAAGAAGCTACTAACGACGAAATAGACGACTTAATCGAAGAAGAAATATCTAATTGGAATTAGGGCTCAGTGCAAGGATGCAAACAGGAGATAGATATGACCATTGAACAATTACAAGAAGAAAACGCGAAGTTGAAACAAGCGATTATCAGCATTTACACAAACGCGGAAGAAATAACAGTCAATGGTGAAGATGGTTATTATGCAGTAAAGCAAGATCACGTTAATGATGCGTATGAGCTAGTAGACCCAACGGAATAATTTAACTCGCAGGGATGCAATGAAGAGGAATGAATATGAAAGTCTATCTCGACGACGAGCGCATAACGCCAGATGGATTTGTGCGTGTTTACTGGCCCGATGAAGCCATTAAATTACTTGAAACTGACGAGGTTGAGTTAATTAGCCTAGACCATGATTTAGGTGATGATGAGCGCGGCACAGGATACGATGTTTTATTATGGATAGAGGAACAGGTTTATTTAAATGGATTTAAAGCACCTGAAATTATTGTTCACTCTTCTAATTCATCAGCGCGTCATAAAATGGAATTAGCAATTGCAAATATTAAAAGGTGGAGTGATGGATAAATCAATACCAGATTTAGCAGCTGAGTTTCATTGTCTGCTAGCGAAAATGGAAGAAATTCACGGCTCTGAAATAACATCATTAATAAACACCACTGAAGAAAACGTCAAAGCCGCGATTAGAACAAACCGAATGTTACTTCATAGTTATTCGTATGAATTAAATAAATTGAAAAAACAGGTTGATGGCAATGGATAAATCAAGACAGCAATTTGAAGAGTTTATTAAGTTTCACATGGATGATGCAGAAATAAATAATAAATTCGAAACAGCTAATAACGGATTAAATTACGCTGACCAACATGTAGATTTAATGTGGATTAGCTGGCAAGCATCACGCGAGAGTTTAATTAATAACTTACCAGAAAGCATTAATTGCCCTACTGCGCCAGAATTAATATGGCTACAGGTTGACCCTGAACCAGAGGAGGAAAATAAACCTGAATTTCCAGTTAATTTACGTAGTGATGATGTGACTTGGTGTGCAAATAAAATTCATCCAACTGACAAGTTATATATTCGTGCTGATTTAATTCAAAAGTAAATAACAATGCAAATAATCGGATATGTATTACTCGTGCTAATACAGGGTTCTGCTGTGCCTGTTACAGAGCAAATATACACACAGCAAGAATGCGAGAGTCGTGCTATGCAAATAATGCAGGTGCGGGATGTTGAAATAGTTTGTGGTGAGGTGTGGCGATGAAATTTAAAGTCGGCGATAAGGTTAAAGTTAAGGGGCATGAAAAAATTGGGGTTATTGAATTAGTTCGAGAAGGACTTTACGCGCCCTACTTAGTGCACGATTGGTGGGATAACCGAAATTGGTACAATGAGAAAATGCTGGAGTTAATCAATGAATAAATACACCGAACTATCTGACTTCGAAGTTAATAAAAAGGTTGCTGAAAAGTTAGGACTGGCGTACGAAGTCACAAGGTACGGCGTGGTTACAAGGATGAGCAATAAAGAGCAGTGGCGTGAATTCAATCCATGCAACAACCCTACTGACGCAATGCCGATTATTAACGAATATGGCATTAGCCTTATATATCAAGATAGAAAATTCCAATTTGCAACTAATGACGGGAATATAGAGTGTAGTGTCAGCAACCCATTAAAAGCAGCAATGATTATTTTCATGTGTATTAAGGATGCGGAGAATGAAAATGACTAACTCAGATTTAATTGTAGAAAAGGATGTTTACGAATGGATCGGCGTTAAACGTACCGCATTGTGGCGTTTAAAGAAAGAGTGTGGATTCCCTAAGCCAGTCCTGTCTCGACCAGCAAAATATAAAAAATCAGCGATACAGCAATGGATAGATAACGGTGGAATTAACCAGAAGCCAGCTTCTTAACATGCCAGAATATTTTATCTGCATACATCTCATAAGCGCTTCTCTGATCATCTATCCAATCATGTTTATTGTAAACAGCCATTACCCCGCCAAGTTCATGCCCCAGCATCTTTTCTGTCACATGGGGCATCACGCCTTCACTAGATAGGTTAGTCACAATAGAACGTCTAAAGTCATGTGTACGCCATTCAGGAATATCAATTGATTTTCTAAGCTTATTCATGAATTTATTAGCTGACGACCTATCTATCGCTTTATCTATCTCCTGTCCGGCAAATAAAATCTCATTACCGTTATTTAGTAACCTTTCTATATATGGCTCGACCTGTTTGAATATTGGGCGCCTAATAATATTACCCATTTTTGAGTGATCTCTTGGCGTTGTCCAGATCATATCTTCCATATTGAATTCAGATGCGTTTGCCAGCCTCATCTCAGAAAGACGAGAACCATAAAGCATCAGCATCTGATGAAGCAGTTTATTGGAAGTGACAATTTTACAGTTTTCCAAAGCAAGCCAAATTTTGGCGAGTTCTGTGTACGTAAGAACTCGATCGCCAATATCGGGACGCTTACCAATAGTTTTAGGGCTTAACTTAAGTACTTCACAAGATGAAATAAACTGACGACTAATACACCAGTTAATAACAGATCTGAGTTGCATCAAAAGTACCCTAGCTTTCTTTGGGTTTACCTTTTCTTGCCTATCGAAAAATTTAACCCACGATGAAATGGGTACATCAGCAACAGGAGTGTTTGAAAATTGTGTGTACATCGTGTTGTACACGATCGACTTATATAATGTTTTGGTGTTCGGTTTTAACTGTGACGCATATTTATCCCACCAGTAGTCTAGGCAATCTTTTAGTGATGCCTCAGTCTCACCTTTTGAAAAATATATTTTGGGGTCAATCCCTTTAGTGTACAATTCACGCATATCTCCAATAATGACCCTAGCCTCTTTTAGGGATATTGCTGGATAGTGGCCGACAGTCAACCTGACAGCCTTACCATTCCAGCGATATCTATATTGAAATGCTATTGTTCCGTTAGGGGATATGCGAGCGCTAAGGCCGTCACCATCGGTTAACTCTGGTTTTCCTGAGTATGGTTTATTGAAAAGGCTTCTTAGTTTGGTGTCGCTTAATGCCAT